TTTTTTCTTCGGATGATTTCCATTCGACTACATTCTCGCCAACCCAATCTTGAAAAGCATGAATAGCATTAACAGCCTCTTCTTGCTTTGGCATCTGGGGTATCTCGCCTTCTGATATCTTCCAATTGATTGCGGCTTCTACCCACTCATGCGTAAGGCTACCTATATTAATAGCATCTCTTGAAACTCCTCTATAAGCGCCCTTCATACCTTTGATTAAAGGTTCCAATGCCATTCGAGATTTGTAGATGTTAGTCTTTTTAGATGATGCTTCTTGGTCGAAGAAGAAGTTCTTCTCCAACCAATCACCACCCACCTTTAAAGCCCAAGGTACAAGAGCAGGCTTAGAGATGATGTCTAATATTTTAGTAGCATTAGGCACCACCTCTTTACCCACCTTGTATGAATGAAGTTTGCTATCGAATAACATATCAACAACCTCTCCATCATGGTACTCTATCTTCATTAGAAAGGAACTTCTGTTGAAGAAGATTTACTGGCGTTAGATTTACCAGACCCATTCATGGGTGGTTCCATCCTACCAGAGAAACGAAGTTTACCAGACTCTTTAGCCCACAAGGATACACGCATCTTGGTTCCGTTAATAAGAGCATACCCTGTAATATCTGGGCGGTTTTCATTGCCTTCTTTATCGTTTACAAACAGCGATACATCTCCATCTTTTTCTTGATAATCACTCATAAGAGTTTCCTATATTAAGTTATTGTTAAATCTTCGATTGGCTTGCTCAGTTCTCCAGACTTCAATACGAAGTTCCAGTGACTTGAGTTCCCATCTTAGACGCTCTTCGTTTTCAATCGCAACCGCTACACCTTCAATTGTTTTTGCAACCTGCGGCTGTGTTGAAACCCAATTCTCTTTGTCGGCTACCGTCTTGCCTACCGCTGTAGCATACAACAAAGACCTTTGAGTCTTTTTAAACTCCGTTAACTGATATGTTTCGGCTTTAGCCTTTGCATATTTAGGAGAAGTTTCTTCTATTTTTTCTAGGTAGCCCTCTACTACCTGGTCAATTGTTTTCATAGTTCTATTATACCCTGATTAAATGCTGTGTCAAGTGTTCTGAGAATAAAATATCCCTGCCAATCCATAAACTCTGCATCACCTGAATGCATCTTATTGTGACAAGTGAAACACATTGGCATTGTCAACCAATCACTAGCCTTGTAGCCCATGCCCCCAGACAGCGGGGACATTCTACCTTTTAAATGATGAGCGACTACCGTACCATCTCTTGCTTCACAACCACTACAAGGTAGGGTAGCCACCCATTCTGTATAAGCCTTACTCTTGATTCTTTTTGCCATTGATTTTCTTTTGTTCTTCAATTAATATGTTAGCATACTCAATGATCTTTGCCAAGTCTGACAAAGGTTCACCTTTCTTATCCCATCTACTAGCGTATTTTACTATGTTAGCAGAACAAAAGTCAAGCCTATTTGCAATAATATATTCAATAGGTTGAATCCTCATTATATAATGTGAAGGTTTCATTTTTATTTTCCGTCAGTTATTACCTTATCAATTAATTGATACGTTATATCTTGAAGGTCTCTAACTCTTTCTTGAAGTTCTTCAACCTTTTCATTAAGAGTATCAATGCGCTTTTGCATCTCTAACTTATGTATACCCTCTCTTGGAGAACTGTACCCATCTAAGTTTGCTCCGCTCATCATCTAAACCCTACTGGATTAGAATCCCAATCATGGTTAGGTGCAAGTTCAGGGCATATCCCACCCATTTCTTCCCAATCATCATCGTCGTCATCGTCATCATCGTCGTCATCGTAACCGCCATCCTCTATACTTTCCCACCTGTCTTTTTGCATCTCATCACGTTCATCTTCTATATCTTTTTTAAAATCTTCTAACCTTTTCAAGGTTATGTTTTGTTTATCAATGCGAAAGGAATCAATAATATCATTAATTTCATTTGCATAATAATCAAGCGTCTCTTCAAACCCTTTAGTATTCATATTCCGCACACTCCTGAAAGACATTGCTCTTCTGAGTTATCCTCGTAGATCACGCCACGTTTAGCGTTAGCCTCATCATAAGGTACAGACGTGATAGGTTGACCACCCCTAGCACTGTCTGGGTACACTGTTAGACCCCTTAATCCACTAGCGTAATCACTAATGATTTTAGCAAACGACTTTATCTTATCCTCATTGTTAAGATCACTGCCCCATGCAGGAAGGTTTAACGTGGAACTAATAGCGTGGTCTACATACTTCTGCAACCCATGTTGAAACTTAATTCTACGCTCTGGATCAGCGGCAAGATCAACAGCAGATTCAATCTTATCTGGGTCAATACCAGAATCAATTAATCCTTGCGCTGTACCGTCAACGACAAACTGATGTTTCCATTTTGTTCCATCCGAAAGGTAACGTCTGCGGTATGCGACTGCGTATATTGGCTCCACCCCAGAAGTAGTCCCTGCGAGGATAGAGATTGTTCCTGTTGGAGCAATTGCTCTGTAGCCTTTAGGACGGTTGAGAAAAAGTCTGTCGCAGTGTTCGTCTGCCGCTTTTTTACTTTCTGTTTCATAAACTTTCATCCATTGTTTCAGTTCATCCACCATCTCATATTTGTATCCACGTTTCAGCAACCACTCGTGCATACCCATCAACCCTAAACCAATACGACTATTCTTCTGCCTTGTCTCGCTTACTTTTTCGTAGGGTACTTGCGCCCTGATAAGCCCACAAACAAGGAACTTACTAGCAACAGTAACAACATCCCGAAACTCATCAATGCTGTCAATGTTAGCCATATTAATAGACCCAAGATTACAAACGTCGCTATCATCTTCGCTAGTAATTTCTGTGCAAGCGTTACGAAGCGTTTCATTTTGTTTGTCTCCAAAGTTAAATGAGAATCCGGGCTCCCCTGTCATCAATGCCTGAGTTACATTCTTTAAAAACGTAGGATCAAGGTGTCGTTTGTCAGCGTTTAGCCATGCGTCATCGTAATTCAAACTGATGTTCATCATATCCAAAGGGGCATGAGCATTGAAGTCTTTTTCTTTTGCCGTTTTTACTTCATCACTCCAGTTCTTGATGGTCAAAAAGTCGTGAGAATCTTCATGCTTCCAGTTCATGCAACCATACATAGCACTGCGTCTGCTACCACCCTGCATTACGTTGCGTCCAATCTCATTGGTTGCAAGTAGGAAAGGAATCGGCCCACTACTAACACCGCCTGTCTTGGATAGCGTTCTACCTTTAGGTCTAAAGTTTGTAACATCCATTCCAATACCACCACCTGTCATCAAACATGACCCTGCGCGTTTCCAAAGGTCTGCCCATTCTTCCCTGCTATCTTCTTCTGCTTTAAGCAGGTAACAATTATTGTAGAACCTTGCTTCCCTACCTGCATACCACAAGTAGCGACCTCCGGGCAAGAACTTAAAGTTAGCAATGTCTTGGGCAAGTTTATCCTGATCTGATTTATCCATCAGATTATTTTTCTTACCATCCATAGTACCGCATACACTGTTGACTACATTGTGCGCCTTGTCACTCCATGTTTCATACGCATTGCTTGCATACTTCTGTTTAAAGATTGTCTCGCCTAGTTCGGTTCTAAATTTCATAGTGATGCCTCATATTCTTTACGCCATTTCTCAATCTCTTTACCATGCCTTTCTTCCATAAGTTTATCATAACCTTCTGGCGTAGCCCATGATGCAGGGTTTCTGTTTGAATCAAACGCTGAAGGGTAATACAAGTACCGCCCGATACCCCACAATACAGCCGCTCGTTTAAGTGCATCACTGATACCGCCCTTGTCACCTTCGATATTAGTGTCACCCGCACCATCAGATTTAGTAACCCACTTGTCACCTATAAGACACGACAGTTTACAAATCATCCTGCCTCCGATATGCTCGTAGTGCGCCTGCCACCCGCCAACATCAAAGACTTCATCAAGTCTGTTCATTACCTGACGCGCATCAATGTAGACCAACTCTTTACCGCCTGCACCCTTGCGCCAGTTGTGGTGTGCAAAAGGTTTCTTTAACTCTATCTGTATATGTTTCATTCTTTTTCCTTTACTGGTGTTTCGTGATATGAACCATCGTCATCATACCACCCATGATACGTTGTGTCAACTACCCTTCGCCTTGTAATTACATAAGGGTTATCTTTTGTTCCTTCACCCTTAACTTCTTGATCCCTTATATCCCTGAGTTTTATTGGAGAAAAAAATTCATCCATAAAACTTCGGGGAGTCCAATTGCTATAACTTGCTTTCATTTTGTTTCCTTATAAAGTGTTTAGCATCTACGATTGCTAACGGTTCTTGTCTGTTACGTTTAATGATAAGCAAGGGTTCGTAGCCCCCTGCATTTGATTGCGCTTGCTTCCAAGCGTCCCACAAATTAAGTCGCTCGACGTTTTTACATTCGATAGAGTATGGGAATAACTCTC